GTATCACAATGCAAGGTCAGGCCATCTACGATGAGGCTGTTCAAGAGATTAAAGACTTAGAAGAACAGATCAGAGACACATATGAGGAACCACCTCAGTTCCTGGTAGGTTAAGATGGCTGTTTCACATTATTTTAACAACTACTCAGGTGTAATGAACAACGAACAGCGTCTCATGGAAGACGTTATCGTTGAGTCTATCAAGATCATGGGTCATGATTGCTGGTATGTGCCTCGCGAAGGTTTCAATGCTACTGATCCAATCTATGGTGAAAATCCTCAATCAAAATTTGAACGTGCCTATCACATGGAGATGTACCTGGCTAACGTCGAAGGTTACGAAGGCGATGGTGACTTCTTCTCTAAGTTTGGTCTTGAAATTCGAGATACATCAAACTTTGTCTGTTCTCGAAGAACATTTGAAAAGTATATGCCTTCTTCGATTGCCATTCGCCCACGCGAAGGCGATCTAATCTTTGTTCCTGTTCTTCAGAAGCTATTTGAAATCAAGTTCGTTGAAGAAGAGTTGATGTTCTTCTCACTTGGAAATCGTCAGCCATATATCTACGAAATGCGTTGCGAACTCTTCCGTTACAGCCAAGAAAGTATCAATACTGGCGTGGACGAAATCGACCATGTCGAGCATACTTTGGGTTATGCAATTAAGCTAGACATGACTACTGGTTCTGGTAACTACTTCCAAGATGAGCGTGTCTATCAAGGTGCTAACATCGCTTATGCTACAGCCTCAGCGGATGTGAGAGATTGGGATCCTACGACCAAGACACTTGAATTGATTAACATCATAGGTACTTTTGCCAGCAACACTGCTCTGCGTGGCAATACATCAAATGCCAACTACACAACCGGTACGATTGATACACTCGGTGACTATCTTGACTATGATACATATGACAATAAACACATTCAAGATGAAGTTGCTGACTTCCTTGATTTGTCTGAAAACAATCCATTTGGTAGCCCATAATGCTTAGTAACAAATACTTCTATCATAAACTGACAAGAAAGTATGTCATATTGTTTGGCAATATGTTCAACAACATTTCGCTTGTTAGAAAGAATACTGAGACTGATGCTGAGATAGAACGTTTCAAGATACCTATCATTTACGCACCAAAAGAAAAGTATTATGCACGCCTTCAGTCTGATCCAGATTTGCAGCGCGAGCTTCAAATTTCTCTTCCTAGATTGTCGTTTGAGATGATAGGCATCAATTACGATCCTTCTAGAAAGCAGAACTCACTACTCAAGACTGCGGCCGCCAGTTCGGCTAATAAGCTGGCCAGTCAGTATATGGGTGTGCCATATGATCTGAACTTTGAACTTAATCTGTATACCAGAAACATTGATGATGGTACTCATGTTATCGAACAGATACTACCATACTTCAATCCAGATTTTACTTCAACAGTCAATCTCATACCTGAAATTGGTTTTCTAAAAGATATACCAATCATTCTGAACAGTGTGACAAACAACATCGAACATGAAGGTAACTTCGACGCGATTCGATTTGTTACATGGACACTTCGTTTCACTATGAAGGCCTACTATTATGGACCAGTCTCAGATCAAGGTATCATTCGTAAGATTGATGCGAACATCTATAATGATCCTTCACTCAAGGCTGGCTACATTATTCGTATAAATACAAATCAAGGTAATAGTGGTACATTTAAGATTGATGATGTTGTCTATCAAGGTGATAACTATCAGACAGCCACAGCCTATGCTAAAGTTGTTCAGTGGAACTCCGCAAACGGAAGACTTGTTATAGGTGGTGCTCAAGGTCAGTTTTACACCAATAATACAATTAGAGGTGTGTCAACAAATGCAGCCTATAACATCGCATCGTTTGATACATCCGCATTGAAGTTGGTTAACATTCATATTGAACCTAAACCTAACACGGCTGAACCTACAGATGACTATGGTTATGATATCAATATTACCGAGTGGCCAGATACGGAGTAAACTATGAAAACCCATGAAGCACTATCAGAGGCTCTTGGTATTGAACATGAGATTTTGCCACCAGCAAAGTTACAACAGCCTAGTCAAGAAATCGTTGAAACTGTTGCAACTCAAGAACAGGTAGACCAGCAAGAAGACTACAGATTGGCCCGTAAAACATTTCGTGAACTCATCAATAAAGGTAATAACGCTGTCGAGAATTTGACTGATCTTGCTAAGGAATCAGAAAGCCCAAGAGCCTATGAAGTTCTGGCCACTATGATGAAGACCATAGCTGACACCACAAAGGATCTTTACGACCTTCAAAAGAAGACTAAAGATTTACAGAAAGAAGATAAAGCGAGACCACAAGACGAACAGCGTATCAATGTTGAGAAGGCTGTCTTTGTTGGTAGTACGGCCGAGTTGCTGAAGAAAGTCAAGAATAATGAAGAGCTATAAGCAGTTCATAAGTAAAAGAGTTCTTACCATATCGGCTATTGCCAAAAAGCACGATGTAACGGAAAAATATGTCGAACATCAACTTGAACGTGGTATTAGAATGGAACACGAACACTTTAAGAAGTTGACTGTGGCTAGAAGAGTTGCATTAGCTAATCTTAGTAAAGATATAGACTATTACAGAAACTTGAAGAAACATGCCTAGATACGAAGGTTACCAGGGTAATCCTAATCTACCGAGAGAAGATTACATACACTCATTTACTCAACATGAACGTGATGAGTTCATCAAGTGCGTGAATGATCCTATTTACTTTGCAACCAAGTATATCAAGATCGTCAACGTTGACCACGGTCTTATGCCGTTCAAGATGTGGGATTTCCAGAAAGATATGCTCACGACTTTTCATGAGAACCGCTTCTCTATCTGTAAGCTGCCTCGTCAGGTCGGTAAGACAACCACATCGGTAGCCTATCTGCTACATTACATTCTATTTAATGAGATGGCAACCGTAGCCATTCTTGCTAACAAGTCGGCCACAGCCCGTGAAATCATGGGTCGTCTTCAGTTGGCTTTTGAATATCTACCAAGATTCCTTCAACAAGGAGTCAAAGAATGGAACAAAGGTTCACTTGAATTAGCCAACGGTTCAAGATGCCTAGCTGACTCTACTTCTGGTAGCTCGGTTCGTGGTAAAACATTCAACATTATCTTTCTTGACGAGTTTGCGTTCGTACCAAACAACATTGCAGAGTCTTTCTTCAATTCGACTTATCCTACTATTTCTTCTGGTAGTACCACGAAAGTTATCATTGTTTCTACACCAAACGGTCTGAACCTATTCTATAAGATGTGGACACAGGCCGTTGAAAAGAAGTCTGACTACATACCAATCGAAATTCACTGGTCGATGGTGCCTGGTCGAACACAGGAATGGAAAGAACAGATCATTCGTAATACGTCCGAAGATCAGTTCCGTCAAGAGTTCGAGTGTGAGTTCATCGGCTCAACCAATACTCTCATTCATCCATCTAAGATCAGAGCATTGGTTTTCAAGAACCCTATAGCCAGAGATGGTGATCTTCATATCTTTGAGCAACCAGTTTCAGGTCGCACATATGTCCTTGTTGCGGATGTGGCTGAAGGTCAAGGTCTAGACTATTCAACCTTCTCTATCATAGATGTGACGGAGATACCTTATAGGCAGGTGGCTAAGTATAAGAACAACAAGATATCACCTCTGCTTTTTCCGACAGTTCTCTATACAGCCGCAGTAAAGTATAATGAAGCTTTCATTCTGGTAGAAATCAACAGCATCGGTCTTCAGGTCGCTGATATTCTTCATAACGAACTAGCCTATGAGAACCTGATCAAGGTTAGAAACGGTAAAAATAAAGCTGGTCAGCAGGCCACACCAGGTTTTACCAAACAGATGCAATTTGGTCTCAAGACTTCTGTTCAAACCAAGAAGATTGGTTGTGCCAACCTTAAGTCTCTTATTGAGAACGACAAGTTAATTGTTAACGACGAAGACACGATCATGGAATTGACAACGTTCTCAGCCCATAAGCAGAGCTTTGCCGCTGAAGAAGGAAATAACGACGACCTGGTTATGACGCTTGTGAACTTTGGCTGGTTGACGGCTCAGAAGTATTTCAAAGAGAGTGTCAATACAGACATCCGCAGAACTCTTCAAGAAGAACAACTACAGATTATGGATCAAGATATAGTACCTTTTGGAATTATAGACAATGGAATAGATAACCAAGGTGAGGTCATGGACGGTGATGTATGGGTGACCGACCGCGAGAGAATGTATACCTTTGACCATGTAGATTGGGACA